CTTCTTTTGTCTCCGTTGGGATCCAGACCCGCGAAGGCCTCCAACTGAGCCCCGCGGAAATTGGGATCGCAGACACCAGGGGTGTCTCTACACAAGGACTGAAATTTGGGACCGTAACACGCCTCGGCGAAGGCCGTCTGGTCACCTGGAATCTTGGTCACTGGGTTGCTGAAAAACTGCCTGGCGCCAAACTTTTTCTGGTACTTGGGGAGAGGACTCCTGGAACGACCAGAATCATAGGGGAAGGTGTCATCCAGAAGCACGCTGACGTCGTTGGCCACCGTGGGATAGTAACAAGCCGAAGGTCTGTTGGGTTGATCAACGTAATCTGTCAATAAAACATTCGCCATGGCGTTCTCTTCACTCGGCATCTGACACGAAGAACCATGGGTCGCTCTCTCTACATTTAGACCCTTTATCTGACCGGATTTGTAGAGAACATACAGAGTGCCGATTACCATAGCGGCCAAAACGAACACTCTAGGATCTCTCTTGATCAAATAAAGTAAGGTTGACAGATAAAGAACAAAACGAGTGCTTGAGTTTATGCGTTCGTCCACACTCTGACCAGAATGAGGCCAAAACGTAAGTATTTTGCTATTTTTAAATAATTCCAAGGGTTCAGAAAACCAAACAGTCATTTATTCTATACATCTACTTTTTTTCAGCCTGACCTAGCATATTTCCGAGTGAACTGAACAGCCCTGTGAGCGCCTTCTCGTCCAGCTGCCCACCCTCCTGCATGCTCCCCGCACACTTCTGGGCCACATCCTCAATCATGCCCAGAGCCTCTGGGGGGATCATGGTGATGGTGGTTCCCAGAATGTAAAGCGTCTGTAGGTACTGCCAAATGGCATCCTTGGTCTTGTCCGAAAGTTCTGGAGTCCAATGCTTTTTGATATTCATATCCGAAATGATAGAATCCGTAGACTCCAAAAAGAAGGACTCATCCTTGTTCATGATCTTTTCCTGATACTTTGAAACACCAGACATGTATCCGTCCACACACTTACGAGGGTTAGATTTCCTGAGAAGGTCAAAGGAAGCCCTGTACTTTTTCACAGCCTTCTCCTCAGGGAATGTTTTCTCAAGTTCAGAAAGAAACTGCTCCATCATTTCATTCCATGCGCTCACAGAAGTCATTTTCTGGTTAATTATGTCATTAAATCTTTAATTATCAAAAGGTTCTAAAGATATTGTTTCTTTTGCGTTAACACCCGTAGAAACAATGAAGTAGACCAACATGCCCACCAGAAGGGCTGGTTTCATACACTCGCTGTTTTGTGGGGGTGCCTCGTTGTTTAGTTTGGCCTTGCCGTGCATATAGCCTATGGTGGCGACCATCGCGAATAGGGCGGCCCAGGTTGGTTCTTTTAGATATTGTTCCATTTATATTATGTTCCGATTTTATCTGGGGCGTCTGGAAACAGCACGCCTTCATCCTCCGCCGTGTTGGGCTTTCCGCCCAGATTGATGTCCTTGGTTTCTTCCTCCGCTGGTGGGTCCTCTTTCGGGGGGTCCTCTTTCGGGAGGTCCTCTGTGGGGGTGAAGGGGTCCACGTCTTCTGGATCAGGTTCGGCACCCTCTGGGAGTTCCATTGGGTCGTCGTCTATCTGGGGGTCCTCTGTGTCCTCCTCTCCGATTTCGCTGGTCACGTCCAGATCTTGCGAAGTCGCCGACTTGTCTTGGGCGATGTAGGTGCTCAGGATCTCCTTGACTGGAACCATTTCCTTGATGGTATTCTCTATACAGTTCCCAAGTCGACCGAACAACTTTTCTTCCCGCTCGTAATCGGTGAGTTCGTCGTGGAACACGTAGGGATCCTTGTAGATGTCCTTGGCCGCGTTGATGTAACATCCGTGAATGAACACATCGTTGGTTGGGAGTTTTATAGAAATCTTTTTGGATCCAACGTTCAAACGAACCGATGAGAATATCTTTACGTAACTGACAAACACCGCGGCCAATAGGTCGTTGAACCATCCACACGTGTTGGAAATCTTTTCGCTGTGCTGCTTCACCATGTGGTTGTTCCAGTTCACAATCTCCTTGAGAAGTTTCTGATAGGTCAAAAGAACCTTCTTACCCTTGGAAATCTTTTTGGCCTCGTTGTAAACCTCCCAAAAGGTTTCAATCATCACGGGACACATGATCGTGTTTAGCTGGTGAATGTACTCCTTTTTAGCTTCCACCAAAACATTCAGATTATTGTTAGTTGCCATATACTACATTACAATAAAAATAACAATTAACAATCACGCACTATCCCTGTGTTTAGAAGCAAGTTTTTTTAGATTTATAAGAGACGGTAGTGCTCCTGGATCCTCGGGAGGGGGACGTGGCGAATCGCGAGTCTTGGAACTTTCCCAACTCACTCTAAATTCCACAAATCCAACTGGCGTGACCCTAAATCCAGCATTCGTGAGCTGTCTCTTAAGGTAAGCGGTAGCCTGTGTGCGATCGAATGTTGGATACCCCATTACAAAATTAGGAACCGAAAGCTCCACACTTTTCGCACCCAACTCCACGGACATTTTAATTTTTTTACAAAACTGTTCATATATTTTTGTATAAATTTCCTTTTTGATCTTTTTTCTTTTGTTTTCAATCTGTTGAATATCCTTTACATTTATCATTACATTCTATCCAGAATTACTTTACGCTGATCTGCCACAATCTGGTCATATGAAAGATAGGAGGGTTCTTCGCCAGCTGGTTTGAAACCCCCGCCCATTTGCTGTGTGACCGCCCCGACAACCTTTGAATCCAGCACGTGGAAGGTGACACCCAGACCGTAGGGAAACCCAGTGTTTGTCACGGTAAACATGATCCTAGCCACGTACAGGGTTGATCCTTCACTGTTTACGTATCTCTTCACATCGTTTGTCTCTACGGCGTAAACACACAGGCCAGTTTTCTTTTTGAAAAAGTCCTGAGAAGGAATGACAATGCTCTGTATCTCATCGGGGGTGATGGGTGAAGTCGACTGAGTGTATCCACTGAGTTCGGGATGCTGAATGTTCAGATCGACATCCTTGGGCTTCTTGTACCCAGAAAAACCAAACATCTCAATAAAACCTTCACTAGTTGTCCCACCTGAGAGCAGCCACACAATCAATAGTAAAAACAGCAACACAAACATTTACTATTAATGCGCAAAAAAAATTAAACAAAAATTACAATAATAGTATAGTATGTCAGCCCTACTTGTGTACAGCAACAGATGTCAACATTCGCAGAAGATCATACAGTACATCAATTCAAACCAACAACTCAGTCAGCTCGTGAAGTTCCACGACGTGAACGTGTACGGCGTGCCCCAGCAGTACGCGAAGCACATCAAACGCGTGCCCACCATGCTCACAAAAAACGGAAAGGTTCTGGTCGGTAACGAGATCAAAAATTGGTTGGAATCTCTGTTGCCCAATGAACTGTCGAGTTGTTCCTTGGGCGGGTGTAGTCTGGGAACAAGCCTGGATGATCCAGACGACTCGGACAGCCTGTTCAGCCTGGAAAGTTACGGAACATCCCTCCAACCGGCAATGACTCCAGAACTTCAGGCTAAGATTAGTCAAAGTGTAAATGAAGCATTTAACACTAATAAAAGGTAGAGTACATTATTACCTATATAATGAAACTTAAGACTATTCAGGCGAGTTCATTCAAGTCAACCTTTGAGGTTCTCAAGGACATTCTAAACGATGTGAACATATATTTCGATGAACGCGGACTCAAGATGATTACCCTAGACACGGCGAGGGCATCTCTGGTTGACTTTGAACTTTCGGCGGACAATTTCGAGGAATACGAGTGTCCAGAGCCTGTAGTGGCTGGCGTGAACATCTCCAACATGTTCAAACTTCTGAAGACCATCTCGACCACCGACACTCTTACACTCGAGATTACCAACAGGGACATCATGAAAATAAAAATAGAAAACTCGACCAAAAAGACAAACACTAAATTTGAACTCAAACTGTTGGACATAGACGAAGATCACATTCAGGTTCCACAGATTCCTTTGGACGTGTGTACGGTAATGCAGTCCATAGACTTTCAACGCATATGTAGGGACATGAACAATCTGTCCAATGAAATAACAATTACTCGCACAGGTGATCGATTCGTGTGTAGCTGCGTGGGAGACTTTGCCAACCAAGAAACGATTTTGACCTGTAATGTGGAAGAAAAGGGTACCTACACCGGTACATATTCACTCAAGTATCTGAATATTTTCACAAAGGCCACTGGCATGTGTTCAACCGTTCAGTTGTTTCAGGAAACTGAAAATAGATTTCTTGTTCTACAGTACAACGTGGCCAATTTGGGAGAACTAAAATTCTAT